AAACTTTTGAGAGAAGAGATGGAAGTACTGGAGCAGCGATTGAAATTAATGTTGACAATTTCACATTACCAGTAAGAAGTAGAGACTTTGAAGCGATCCCAGCCTAAGTTATAGGGGCATTTTGCCCCTTTTTTATTTATGACAATGGATTTAGAAATTACTGAACTTTCTGAAGTGTGTTCTGTTTTAAGAACATACATTTCACAAGCAAAACGAGTTAACAAAAAAAATAGGCTTAAAGATGCCTTACAAAAACTTGAAGTTGAACTTACTTATAAAAAATCAAAATTTTTAAGAGGATCATATTCTGGAGGATTTGTTACTTTTAAAGAAAACGATTTATGTCCTACTTGCAAACAGCCAAAACTAACAAGCACTTTAGCTGAATGACAACAGCCGAAAAAATCGCAGCAGCGAAGAAAAGAGTTGCTGAATTAGAACTTCTCATAAAATTATGGAGCAAAAAATGACAATCAAAGAAGATCTTAAATTTCAAAGAGCATTTAATAAAACCTCAACTGAATCTCTTAAACTAATAGAACTAGCATTAGAAAATAGATCAGCTTACATATATTTAAAAGGTGTACGTAATGTAATTGATACAGCAATCAAAATGTTAGAAGAAAAATATAAATGAAAAATAAAGACCTGATCGAAAACTATTACCACCAGCTTGCAGAGCTACAAAACCAATTCTGGTTTAATAATTTAAATAAGAAAGAATATTGTGTTAGATATGATGCTATAAATAAACGATTAAGTGAATTAGAAAATGAAACGAGAAGAAAAACCTTCTGGGGAAAAATTAAAATTTTTGCAAGACAACAGAAGAAAAAACTTAGTGAGATTATTGCTAGACGTAGAGCTTCGAGGAGTAGAACATAGAGTTCATATTACTAGTGATTCAAGAGCAGACCTAACCGTTTACGATGGGAATTGGATAAACGATCATATAAGGACTGCTATTGTTAAGCATAACTATGAAATTAGTAAGATCCCAAAATTACAAATAAAAGATTTTACCCCTAAAGAATTAAAACAATTTAAAGACTCACATGATTAAAATACTAGTAGGACAAAAATTCCAACTAAACCAATCTGTAAAAAGAAACCATACTATTAGCCAAACAGCTAGTAGATATAAACAATATACTGGAACGATAAAAGAAGCTTTTACCAGAAAAAATAAACTAGGAGTTTCAAGATATTACTACAAAGTGTTTTGGGAAGATGGAAGGTTATCTGAACACGCTCAACATAATCTTAAATCTATCTGATAAAGTTTTCTTTTTTTTATATTTTTTCTGCCTTACTTTCTTAATGTCTTTCATTTCTTGCACCGTTATCATCGCTTCAAGTTCTACCAAGCGACCTAAAATACTAGCAAGAAAAACATCTTGCTTCATTTGATGCCTTACTAAATGAGTACAATATCTTTTGATGTTATCGTAATCATCACTATTCATAATTTCTCTACACCTCATTTCAACTGAAAGCTGAAGCTCTGGAGGTGCTGGTTCAATATCTATATTTAAAAATTTATCCTTAGTCATTTGACAGGAAATAATTTTTCTTCAAGCATCTTGACTATTGCATCATCAACATCATTGTCAGACTTAGCAGCAAGATCTTTTAAAAGACTTAAAGCAGCTTTGCGCAGCGATTCAGATTTACCAAATTTAATAAATAAACCGATCAAGAATTTTGACATTGTTTTTCATGTTCTTATCCAAACATACCACGCATTACTGGATCTTGCCTTCTAACCTGCTAACCGCCTGTGATAGCTTATTTAGTCTGGTATATATATCTATAATTGTTTTTTCTCTGCGGTTACTCATGTTAGATAAGACCATAACAAAAGCGGTGGCTGCTGCTCCTATTAAAGCTGCTTGTACCTCGGTCATTTGCGTAAATAGTTAATTATGTTTAGTATGACTAATAAAACTACTTATGGTAGAACAAATAAAAGAAAATAAAAAAGGAATTTGGTCAAAATTACAAAATGCAGTACCAGATCGAGAGGAACAATTTGAGTTTGTATCGCTAGGGGTTAGGCTTATTTTACTTTTTTGGGCAACAGCAATGTTAAGCCTTTCTTACTTGGATTTATCAAAACTAGGCATACCACAACAGAAAATAGATCCAACATTTATTGCTTCGGTCTTCGTGGGTCTTGCGAGTAGCTTTGGAGCATCTATTACACAAAAAGGCAAAGAGAATGGTGGTAAAAATGGAAAGACTGTGAAAGCCGAGTTGCAAGAAGTGTTAGGTAATACACAACTCGTACGGATTGATACTCCTATAAGATTAATAGTAGATCCTAAGGAGGACAAAAAATGAAAAAACTTCTTCCATTTCTGTTTCTATTATCAGCCCCAACTTACGCTGATATAACTCAAAAATTCACTACATCTGCCCAGATTACTGTTGATATGCCATATAGCGTCACCAATAAACTCGGGACGACTTATTCAATATCAGGTAATAACATAACTCCATCTGTAACTTCTGGTGGTTCTACAACTGCTGGTCAAATAGGAGGCTTAAATTTAGGTAGTTTAACTTCGGGTGTACCAGCTTTAATACAGACCGATAAGAGTGTAACCACTAGCGGATCGGCCTTCAGTTTGACGGAAGCTATAAATATTGGCGATTCTCAACCTACTGCAATCACTCCGTCTAGCGGAATAGCCACGTTACCTCATCTTGGGGGGCAAACAACAATAGGATCTGGAGGTACTCTTGGATCAGGTGCGATGACTTCTCTATCATCAGGAGTCCATACTTGTAGCGGTGCATTTGGGTCTGGTTCTAGCTGTATAGGATCGACTACTGTGCAAATTACCATTGACTAAGTTTTGGTTGCTATTAATAATATTATTCCCTGTCAAAGTCCTTGCAAACCCAGTAGTACCAACGTTTCGTACAGGAAGTTCTTCGACTCACAGCACTTCTCAAAGTGTAGTGACCGAAAGCATAACCAGCTATCAGTACCGAACAGGGTACTCTCTGAGTGTCTCAGGGACAAACATAGAGAGTGCAGACGTTAATGGATATATCAATTCAATCCCTACAGCAGAAGCCACACAGACAGCTAATGGAATTAACTTTTCATATACAAGCCCTACTCTTGAGGGAGTGCCTAGATGGAAAATAGTAAATTCTGGACAGCCCTTTTCTCTGGTCGAGTCAGTCATTGGAAGTGGTCTGGACACTATAACGAAAATAGATCGGGTCATAAACACCAGTACAACAACCACCGTAGAAACTACCTTTGGGCAATAGCTTTATTTTTAATACCTGTAAAACCAGTTATAGCCTCGACAACGGTCAGTAGTCCAAGCAGCCAAGCAGTAGGTACGATTAATAACAATGCCCAGCAAATATTACCAAATAGCAGCCCACAATTTAGGATGTCACAGGGTATAGTTTGTTCTTCTCCTAGTCTCACAATCACTCCCTATGTAACCGATTCTCATACATTTAATTTGCCGAGGGAAACAGTTACTAGAACCCCGATTTACGATGAAGATACTGGGGCGATCAAATATTATTCAGAAATTCCTAGATTCGAGAAGGAAAATTTTAATCTAAACTACGGTATCTCTGCTCAGATAAGTATTCCTTTAGGAAAATCCCCTGCGTTATGTCATAAGGCAACAGAGATTAATATAAAAAATCAAGAATTGTTATATAAGAAAACCTCGTTGGAGCTTGCACTCTTTAGACTTAAAGTCTGTTCTGAGCAAGCGAAACTGGGTGTAACTTTTGTTGGAAAATATGCAGAAATTTGTGAAGGTATAAAAGTTTCAGTCCCACCGAATCAAGTTATCCCACATACTCATAAATTAAAAAGTAACTAACCGTAATCTCCGACAAGAGATGGATACTGTAATATCTAGGTTAGTCACTTAAGCTAGCTCACTAGCGTAATAGTCTATGTAAACTATCTTTGTTATTATATACCAAATTTGGCAGTAGACAAGCACGGTAACACTTGCCTACCTAGACACCCTATCCATTGCCTTGTCGAATAGGGTTCTATTATTTTAACTTATCTTTTTTCTTTGTAAGTTTCTTTATCAGGTTTTTCACTATTGGTTTAACTAAATTCAAAATAATAGGAGTAGTCGCAGCCACACTAGCGATAACAGCAGTAGAGACAATAGTGCTAGGTTGTGGGATATATTGGTCGATAAAAGGTACTTCTTCCCAGATCGCATTACAAGAACCGTCTATATCTCGCTCATATTTTAACAGCCTCTCAAGTCTTAACTCATTTTTAAAATCTCCTTCTCTATATGGTGCATTTTTTGGCGGACATGGTTTAAATATATCTTCTTCTTTTTTATCTTTTGGAATTTCTGCTTGCGGTGGTTTACTTTCTGGTAAAGGTTTTGATTCCTGTTCTACTGGTGCAGCTTCCTCAACGATAATTAGTTGATCAGGCTGATAATTCAATGGATAGAAACTTGGATAAGGACAGTTACTTACCACTCCGTTTGGATCATCTAATAATAAATTTCTATTGCCTGTATTTTTTGTATCTCGATGATAATAAGTACAACCTATAACCTCTACATTTGAATGTTCATAGTTAGGTAAGAAAGTATAAGGTATATGGATGTCAGGGATATGTATTTCTGGAATACTTATCTCTGGTATTTCCACTTAGAAAGGTAATGATTTACCAGTTGTTTTTGGTAACGCTTCATCTAAAACTTTAGGCATCATTCCTTTCACATTACCCATAACTTGATTCATCATCTTGGCCTTAAACTGTTCGCTTGTCACATACTTAAATGTAAAAAAACCACCTCCTAATATTCCCAATACTAGAACTGTAGATAAGATGGAAAGATAATTACAGATTTTTTGAAACATGAGAGAAGCCTTTGCTAAAGCGTTAGTGCCTGTCACCATTATAACCTTCGTAGGAATTATGGCATTAGCTCCTCTCTATGTAACTCTAGGAATGATGACTAGAACTTATACTTCAGACCAACCTTAGTTCCGTAGCTGTTTGTATCGTCAGTAACGACAGAAAACTCACCATATACATCAATATTTTTTGATGCAACTACAGAACCACCAACTTTACCAGAAAAGTTTGTTTCTGAATCTGCTCCGTCTGGGTTGTTTAGATACGCACCACCCTGTATGTAGTAGCTACCAAAAGCATTACCATTCTCATAACCAAGATGTAAGTCAGTACCAGACCCAGTAAAGTCTTTACCTGTATAAGAACCATTGTTCTCTACGTTTACATAGAAACCAGCAAAAGCAGGTGTTGATAGTGCTGAAGCAGCAGCTAGTGTTAATACTCTTTTGATCATTTTTTAAAAATTAAAAATATATATTAAACGATTTCAAATTAAATTCAACTTTCGGGTGTTGCTTTTTCTGGTTCGTCCTCTTTGTTTTCATCGTCTATCTGTTGCTGAAGAATCTTCATCGCACCAGTTAACTCATGTAGAGCAACAACAAGCTGCTCTCTTTCGACAGCTAATTGCTGTAATTTTTCTTGTAAATTCATTTATTCGTAAACTTTTTTACCTGTAACGATTGCAGCATCTATAGCTGTAAAACTTTCAGATCCCCAGATAGAAGTCGTTCCATCATTCTTTTTGTAAGCCTTGATAATTTCAAGATGCTCTACATTACGCTTGATCTTGTCCTTGTATTCATCTGTTGTTTCATCATCAGTTTTAGCGGTGTCGATAACAGTTACGCTATCGCCAGCAGCAGAATAAATTGCTGCGATTTCATCTGCGGTTTTTTCTTCCATAATTAGAAATAGATTTGTTTACAGTTTACCCTGCTTCGAGGGCTGTGACTTTTGCTGATAACTCTTTTATAGCATTTACGAGTATAGGTACAAGCCTTTCATACTTCATACCATAAGACATTCCATCTTCAGTTAAATTTAAAATCAATGAATCATCATTGGAAGATCCATAGCCATTAGCTTTTTCTACTTCCAAAGCTTCTTGTGCTAAAAATCCCAGATGTAGTCTAGCTCTTTTCTTTGATCCATCAGGTGTTCCATAAGGTTCTGCATCCGTTCCATACCATGTTCTTCTATCCCATCTATAAGTAACAGGTCTTAACGCTTCAATCCAAGCAAGTCCAATATTGAAGTTAGTTACATCTGTTTTATCTCTTGAATCTGAAGATGAAATTGATGTATCAGCACAGAATAAATTAGATATACTATTATCACCTAAAACTACATTATTACTTCCTGTCGTGATTGTTCCAGATGGGCTACCTGCCAATCCCGCACCAAGACCAAGACATGTATTATTATCTCCTGTAGTTATATCGCGACCTGCTTCTTTTCCCACGAATACATTAAAAGTTCCAGTTGTTGTGGATTGTCCTGATCTTTCTCCTATGGACGTGTTTCCTGATCCAGTTGTGTTATCTGTTAAAGATTTCCTACCAACGGCAGTGTTGAAGGAACCCGTAGTGTTGGCATCTAAAGCTTGAGTTCCTGTAGCAGTATTCTCATTTCCTGTTGTATTTGCAAGAAGAGCGTTTTTACCTGTTGCAACATTCCCTGCACCAGTGGTATTTGCTCCGATTGCACCATAACCAACTGCTGTGTTACTGCTTGCGGTAGTATTAGCATCTAAAGCTTCAGCTCCTACAGCTACGTTGAAAGCTCCAGTTGAGTTTGCGAATAATGCTTGATTACCTATAGCAGTATTATTACTTGCTGTTGTGTTTGCATCTAAACTTCTCCAACCCACAGCAACATTATTTGCCCCTGTTGTATTTTGTCTTAATGATAGATAACCAAAAGCACTATTTTGACTTGCAGTTGTGTTTGCACTTAAAGCTGTATTACCAAAAGCAACATTCTGAGTCCCAGTTGTGTTTAATTTTAAAGCAGCATAACCAAGAGCAGAATTAGAATTTGCTGTAGTATTTGTTTGAAGAGCTAAAGCTCCTACTGCTACGTTCTGCGTTCCAGTTGTGTTTGCTTCTAAAGTTCTATGACCAAAAGCAGTGTTGTTATCAGCAGTCGTATTTGCTGAAAGTGCTTGAAATCCAAAAGCACAATTTCTGTGTCCAGTTGTATTGGCATCTAGGGTATTAGCTCCAAACGCATGATTATCAGCACCAGTAGTATTAGCACCCAAAGAATTGTAACCAAAAGCTGAATTATCATTTCCTGTGCTATTAGCATCTAGAGCTAAAGAACCTAACGCACTGTTTCTAGTTCCAGTTGTGTTTTGCTCTAAAGCACTTTTTCCTACCGCAGTGTTGTTACTAGCAGTTGTGTTTAGTGCTAAAGTGTTTTGACCAAATCCACAGTTATATTGACCTGTAGTATTTGCTGACAATGAACCATTACCAAAAGCAGCATTTCTATCTCCTGTAGTATTGCTTACTAATGATTGATCTCCGAAAGCTGAGTTATTAGCACCTGTAGTATTAGCTGATAATGCATCTTTACCAACAGCAGTGCAGCTACTTGCAGTGGTATTAGCATCTAAAGCATTTGCTCCCACAGCTACGTTCTGTGTTCCAGTTGTGTTTGCTGCTAAGGCTGAAAGACCTACAGCAGTATTGTTATCTGCTGTAGTGTTTGCTGATAAACAAAGCCTTCCCACACCTGTATTGCCTGATCCTGTCGTATTTGCATCTAAACAAAAATAACCAATTCCTGTATTATTTGCTCCAGATGTGTTGTCTGCTAAAGCCTCTCTCCCCACGGCTGTATTATTGTTTGCGGTTGTATTTGCTTCTAACGCTCCCTTACCCACGGCTGTGTTATTAGCTCCAGAGGTTAAACTTGTAAGAGCATCTTTACCTATAGCAGTATTGTTTCCACCACTAACAGAAGCATCTAAAGCACTCTCTCCAAGAACAGTATTACCTGCAACAGAGTTTGCTCCTTTTCCTATATTTATTGAATTTATTGTTCCATCTAAAGGAAAAGCTGGCGCACCAGCAAGACTAAATAAATTTATATGAGCATTATTGGCAGTATTTCTAAGCTGCATAATACTTGTCGAAGTATTAGCAAAAAATTGACTAGCGTAATTTGTAGATGGTGCTGATGATCCAGAATTATTACTTGAAATTGCTAGTAATGCGTTATTTAAATCA